ATGAATTTTGAGAGGTGTTATATGTTTACAAATAAGAAATTAATTCGATTTGGTTTATCGTTGTTTGTATTTTTAGGAATCATTAATTTTACAATCAGCTATTTCCAAACATATCTTGAAACAGCAGCAGATATCAAATGGGTAATTCCAGAAATTTGGAAAACTATTTTGCTAGATGTTCCTCAAGGTATACTTGTTCTTTTAGGCGCAATTGCTTTATATGATTTCACAAAAGAGGCATCACAAAAAGACGCATCAATCTAAGTTTGTCTTTTTTCAATTAGCAATTTCATAGAGAGTTTTGCTGGAGAAATAGAATGAAAAGCCCTAATTAGGGTTTTTTTGTTGGAATTTCATATCCGTCATAGAAACCGGTCACTTGGAGGTGTTATAGCGAAAGCCATTTACAGTACAGAAAAATCTAAGCAGCAGACGGAAATATATAGGACATGGCATCATAATTATTGAGAAATTAATTGAACTTAGTAAGTATGAAGATATGACGCTAGAATTCATATTTTTTAATTTTTATTTATCCCGCTATTTGCCGGGCAGTAAGCCCCCCACCTCAAAATTCAGCGGAAGCAAAGAAGTTAGGTAGGGGATGAACAAAACCCCACTGATTAAAGTTTCACTTTATAAAAATGAGCCCATAGTAAAAATAGGTATATGAACAAGGTGCATCATCTAGTGATAAGTCATACTTTGTTGGTGTACGTATTGAACTTAGTTTATAGCGCTATTTCTACTTAGATGTAACGAACAGGAATATAGGGAAGTATCGATGAGGTTGTATTTTATAAACGGAGGTTATGAAAATGAATCAGTTTCAACAAGAACTACAAGCGTTAAGCCTTAATGATTACCGGTCTGGAAATATTGTCTATTGGGACCAGCAAAACCAATATCCATATTACTATATTGAAGATGCTGCTCGTCGCTGTGGCGGTTGTGGTCGTTGTGGCGGCTTCCGTTGTGGTGGCTTCCGTTGTATTGGTTGCTTCGGTTGTTTTGGTTGCGGAGGCTGTGGCGGCTGTGGTGGTTGCTCTAACTGTTTTGATGGTTTTACTGATACTACCGGTACTATTGTAACGTATGAATATTGATAACATCTATCTTGCTAGTTGCGGGCAGTAACATCCCCCAAAAAATTCAGCGAGAGCAAAGAGAAGTTAGGTGGCGGACTGCCCATAAAAGCCCGATTGGTGAGAGCTGATTAAAGTTTCACTTTATCAATAAAAAAACATTAGTTATATGTACGTGCCGACAAAGAATATAGCCATTATTAATGGACATATTCAATCATTCAAGTGAAAGAGTAACAATAAGATATATAGATGTAATCAAGATGTGATGGATAAAGCAATGACTAGATTTAAAATCTAATCATTGTTTTTTTCTTATGGTTTTGTCATTAAATATCTGTCTAGTTTGGGCATTGCTTCCTTCTAGCTAACGAATTTATTACAACTTTGTAAGGTTAATGTAATGTTAATCGATAGTAAATGAAGATGCTTGAGTGTAATTTAAATAAGATTAAAAAGTACTGTTTATCTATAAAATAATCGGGTAAATAATATGTAATTAGGAAGTGTATGAATATGATTGAACTAAAATCTATTATCCATTCGTATAAACTAAAGAGAAAAATAGCTAAAGATTTATACGGAAAAAGAGATGAATTGACACTGTTATTAAATGAATTTAATAAAATGAAATGTACAGTAACATCTGAAAAGAAGAAAAACAATATATTATCTCGTTTGCAACTAATTTATCAAAATATGAAATTAGATAAGCAGTATCCTCTATCAGTTGCTTTTGATAGTAAATTATTGGAGCGATTAGAAAAAGAACCTCTACATACTATTGAGGATGGTGTAACATGTTTACATCTAATGTTAGATGTGAATTATGAGAAAATAAAACAATATGGTTCGAGTACAAGTAGGTCATTTGTTCCATTATCACAGTCTTCTATTTGTCTTGCTGATTGTATTTGTTTAACAGGAGTTGTAGTAGGTTTACTAGGAGCAATTTCATTTGGGGGATTACTGTTATCTATATGTTCAATTACATAAAGGTTGATATTTGTAAAAAGGGCACCGAATTAAGGTGTTCTTTTTTGGTTTTTTTGTAAAGATATTGTAAATGATAAGTACAATGCATTAATTATAATGTATAATTTGAATGTATCGAAATTCAAATATAGTAGAGGTGTTATACATGATAATTACTTTGAATTTTTAAAAGAGTCGGTTTGATAATAATTTATGTAGATAAACAGTTTTTACGTTTCTTTTAAATACTTGGTTTAAATGGATTAGATTAAGTAACTATTGTTCTAGCTTTTTGATAATCAAGACAACTGAAGAAAGGAAGCAATCATTTTATGAAAAAATTAAGGCTGCTAACATTTGAAAATATAGTAGAACCCCTTTTAAATGAAAAGGTATCATTTATATACTTTCCTATTGAATGGCTGGACATCGTAGAGATACATTATAAGACATTTTTATTAACGAGTAAGTTGAAACGTTTGAATGAAAGATTGTATGATATGTTTTCGGATATATTGTTTATTCAGCATAACCCGTACGTATTAAATGAAAATACACCATGGATTGTATCGAAAGAACCTATTAGACAAGAGCAGCTCGATTATATTTTTCAAAGTTGGTATGAGATTATTCATGATTGGAAACCAAATAGATTAGTAGAACCACCAAAATATGAATGGCAATCCGATTTGATTTCTAATTTGCCAGTACTACAAGATAATGAAACGTATTCTAAGTGGGTGCCCGCTTTAATCTCACATATTTTTTGTGAGCGTCCTATATATTTAAAAAATACAAATGAAGAAGAAATCTATTTTTCCCCTCTTAGATCACAAAATATTTGTGAGGCGATGTCAGGGCCGATAAAAGATGAAAAAACACAAGATTTTTTCTCCTATGTATATCGATTCGAATGCATAACCCGCGGTGGTGAGAACGCTCCATTATTAAATATTTCAATAGGGATTCGGAGATTTTATCAAGAATATAAGATAATAGGTTAAACAAACCTTGATATAACAACGTTTGTTTGACCTATTTTTATGAATTGCAAACATTTTGCAAACATACGTTATCCAAAGATGCTTTTACCAAAGTTTTTAACGGCTTCTTCTTGCATATTTGGTAAAACATGAGAATAGATACTTAATGTCATTGAAATATCTGTATGACCTAATCGCTCACTGATGATTTTAGGGTTAACCCCTTGTTTCAATAGTAGAGTTGCGTGTGTATGTCTTAAATCATGGAATTTAATTTCTTTTATACCTACTTTGTGTGTCATCCTAATGAAGCTTTTTCTGAAATGTGCTCTTTTTATGATTCTTCCAAACTCATTACAATTTATTAAATCTTGATCTAGATAAGCAGAACCAAACCTTAATTTCTCTTTGTTGATTAAAATTTTATGTTTTTTTAAGGCTGCTATTGTTTCATTAGGTACAGGAATTGTGCGTTTTGATGAATTTGTTTTTGCAGTTGTTTTGATTTTATTGTCATGACCAGATGTTTGATTTATTGTAACAGTATGTTTTTCAAAATCAATGTCCTGCCATCGTAAACCTAGAACTTCTCCCAGACGCATACCTGTAGTTATTGCAAGTAGATACCCAATGTGATATCGTGATTCTTGTGAATGAGCTAAAAACTTTTTTACTTCTTCCTCTGTCCAAGTCTGGATAGGGGTTTTTTCTTTTTTAGGTATCTCAGCAAAATCTGTTGGATTTCGAGAAATAATATTTTGTTTTACGGCTAGGTTTAAAGCGCTCTTTAAAATTCTATGCATAAGCAGAATAGAATTGTTTGCAATCCCTTTATCTATTGCAGCCTTATAGCATTTTTGAATGTGCATAACATTTAATTTATGGAGCGCGACCATTCCTATACTAGGTATAACATGTTGGTTGATAAATGCCTTATAGCCAGCAAAAGTGCTCTTTTCTATGCTCATACTTTTAATTTCTAGCCAATGATTTAGGTAATCTTTTAGCGTAACTTTAGATGGCTCTATAAAAGTTCCTTCATTCAACTCTGTAATCTTCTTTGCTACATCTGCCTGTGCTTCTTTTTTTGTCTTATATCCAGAAAACCACTTCTGTCTTCTTTTCCCTGTCTCTGGATCAGGACCGATATCAATAACGATGCAATATTTATTTCCTCTTTTTCGAATATGTCCTTTCACTTAAAACACTCCTTCATTTTGTTTTGAATCATGTTGTATAAGTCTAGTTGTAATTTTGCTGCTATGAAAATTACATGTTTGGACATATCAGCGATGGATATATTTTACCATATAAAAATAAATTCAGTTATAGTGTAGGGGATTCATTTGTTGTTAAACAATAGTAAAATGTCTACTCCAATTATTAAATGCAATATTGCATATTTTTTAGGAAGTCTAAAAAACAAGGAGTATATTAATATTTTTAACTTTCTCAAGTATTTTCAGAATATGAGAGAATAGATGTTTGGGTTATTTATGATAGAATATTCTTAATAATATAATTTGATGGAACGAAAAAGACCCATAGCGTGTGTAATTGTGCTGGGAACACTTTTACACCGTTTGCCCTAATTGTAGTAGGGAAAACATTTGCCATGAGCCTTTTAGTTACGACTATGCGTAACATATACGGCTAGTATAACACAACTTTTAGATGTAATTCATCATTAAGGTGCGTTTTCATGATAGGGAAGTGTGTCTTGTTCCAATAAGGGGGACAAAACATGTGGAAAGCTCTAAATCAAATTGAAAAAGAGTTATGTGCAGCTGGAATAAGGAAAAATAAACTAGCAAATTATTGGGGAGTTAAGCCAAGTACTGTTACAAAAGTTTTTAAAGGTAACACAGACATGAGTTTTGGCTTTCTTTCTAAGACAGTCATCCTATTAAACAAAGGCATACAGGTTCAAGAAAATTTGTTAACAGATTATATATATATAACGAAACCAAAATCAGAAAACTTACGTGAGGCAATGGAGGATTTAGCTTTAAGGGGAAAGTTTAATCTATTAATTAATATTATAAAAAGTGAATCACAATCAAAGGTAGCAGAAAATAGAGAATTTGCTAATGTGTATCGAATTATATATAGACGATATATAGGTGAGATTGATGCTATACAGTACCATAAGGCATTAAGCCTCGAAAGTAAATCGATAAGAACCTCAGAGATGGAAGTGTTAATTGAAATTTTATTATGTCAAGCGCAATATCAATCGGGTAATTTTACTTCTTTAAATGAGCGATTAAAATCTCTTGAAATAAAAATAAATAAAATAAGTAATAGGTACATTCGAGAATGTTATAAATTACGATATAAAGAAGCCATTGCGGTTACTTCGTTGCAGGGTGGTGAAGTCATTGAAGCAAGGCATGTTAGCATGGAACTATTAGATGATCTTGAATGGGATAACTTTTTTTCTTTTCCAAAAGTAAATGCATATTTAAAGCTAGGAGAATCGTATATTTTTTCAGCGAATGAATATGAGAAGGCAAAATATTATTTGGAAAAGACTCTTGAAGTGCTAGGGGATAGTAAGATTAAAGGAATTGAGAGAAAAAGAAAAATGGTGCAACATACATTATCATTTCTAAAGATTCATCATGATAAAGAAATTAGTAGCATAGATGTTGTTCATCCAGGTGAACTAGCATATTTAAGGATTAAACAAGGTAAGAGGATTGAAGCGAGAAAACTATTGATTCAATTAAAAGAGAAGAATGGAAGATTAACAGACATACAGACTGCATATTTAGGTTTAACATATGAAGGTACTAAAAAAGAAGAGTTAATGAAACGTTCTCTTTTGATGTGTCAAAAATCAGGGAATATATTTTATTCGAATTTACCAAAAATACACTTGGGTTTAATTTGAATAGTTGGTATAATTGTCTTCGGAAAGAGGTGAAATAATGAAAAAAATAATTACAATCATTCCTGCGCTATTAATAGCTGCTACATTATTCATTAACACTGATTCTATAAAAGAAAAACCTAGTACAAATGATTTAAAACCTACAATTCAACACATGATGGTTGACCCTGGTGGCGGCTGGTAAAATACATAATAAAGGTTTATATATATTACAAATGACATCGTCTTAATTGACGATGTCATTTGTAGTTTTAGGAGAAATTTCTTTTTTTGCTGAAAGAAGAAAAAAGAAATTATTGTAAAAAAAATCCAAAAACACAAAGAGGGAGATTGAAGAAGATGAAGAGCAAAGAAGGGGAAGTTAATCTAATTAAACAAGCTTTATTACTTTTACAAGAAGAGGATAATCCAAAAGAGAAATTATTTTCTATCTGTTTGAGTGAATCCAACAAAGAAAAAGTTATGTAAAAAAGACTATCTAACTTTTTTGGATAGTCTTTTTACACTACATATTTCCTTTAGATTTTTCGTAGTTCACAAACATCTCTAATTGCTCTAATGCTTTTTTTCGTTGTTCTTCAGGTAAGTCATTAATGATCTGAAGAATTTCGTGTGCTTCTTTTGTTAACTGTAAGTCTTCGCCCGCTGTTAAATCTGGTGAATCAGATAAACCTAACAAATAATCTGTTGTTACTTTTAAATAATTTGCTATCTTCTGAAGTGTACGTGTACCGGGTGCTTTTTTTCCCTCAACATAATTATAAACAGAAACATGACTAACACCAATTGCATCAGCTAACTGTTGTTGGGTGATGCTCTTCTTTTCAATTAATGATTTCAATCTCTCATGACTAAACATAATAAAAAACACCCCAAGTTTATTTTATATGAAATTATTTTTTCTTAATTACTATTATGGTGTCACACTGTCATTATATATTAACTATCAGTTAAGTGGAAAGGTAATTTTTTTGAAAAAAGTTTTGGGAAACACTTGAACTTAACTTTAGGTTAAGTTATTATGTAATTAACAACAAAAACGGAAGAGAGGAGTTGTTTATGAAAACTCTAAAGCAGCTACGTGTAGAACAGGGATATACATGTAGGGAAGTAGCTGAAGCCGTGGGTATTACTGAAGTTTATTATTGGTATATAGAAAACGGGAAGCGTCGACCTTATTATGATTTAATTGTGAAAATTGCTGAGTTTTTTAAAGTGAAGTTAGATGCAATTAAAATTTTTTGTCCATAACTTAACCCTAAGTTAAGTTATGTTTGGTTAAGTAAATTAGAAAGGAGCAAAAAAAATGGGATTAGATCAAATCATTAAAGAGTCAATCCGCGAAGTTGTTCGCGAAGAAATTCAAGCAGCTTTAGCTTCATTCCAACAACAATCACAACCAAACAAGGTAATGAGGGTGAAAGAAGCAGCTTCTTACCTCAATATAGCAGTTTGTAGAATGTATGAATTAGCAAATCACCCACATTTTCCAGTGATTAGGGAAGGTCGTAAATTACTTTTCTTGCAAAAGGATTTAGAAGCTTGGCTTGAAGCACAAAAGGAAGTGATTTAGTGGAAGATACAACATCATTAGCTATATTAGCGATATTAATTGCATGTGGTTCATGGTTGTTTTACATAACTTACGAGCCGATAAAACAATGGGCTTGGAGTGATGTGAAACAAAGTAAAAAGACCCATGGCAGTGGGTCCTTTTCAAAAAATAAGTTGTTATAAGTATACCACGGAAAGTATGGAAATAGCACATTGGTTTTATGAAAAGGAGTGAAAGCTATGAACAACAAGGTATTACAAATAGGGCAAATAAATTTTCGTGGCAATGTTATAGATCATGGATGGTTTAAAACACTTACATTAGATAATGGTAAACCTAATATTGTTGCAATTACTATCTTAGGAGAAATTGTTTATTGGTATAAACCTACTGAAGTAAGAAGTGAAGAATCTAGTCAAGTTCAATATAAACAAAAGTTTAAGGCAGACACGCTTCAAAAGAGTTATCAACAATTAGCCGATTCATTTGGGTTTACAAAAAGACAAGTAAAAGAAGCATGTGACTTTCTGAAAGAACGTGGACTTATAAAAATTGAATTTAGGACGATTCTTGTTAACGGAACTAGGTGTAATAACGTTATGTATGTTGAACCTGTACCTGAAATGATTCAGAAAATATCTATTATATATTGGGGAAATGGTAACCCTCCTACACTGAAAAGTAATAGCACTATTACTTTAGAAAGTAAGAGGGTCTTACATTCTAAAGCAATACCCTCCTACGATAAAACGGAAGAGTCTCTTACACTAGAACGTAAGACAAATACAGAGATTACTACAAATATTACTACAGAGATTACTACAAATATAAATGATGATGATGCTACTTCATCTCAGAAATTAATTGATCAAGAATTTAAAACTAGTTACAACTTTTTACTTGAAAAGGGAATTCCGTTAAGTGAAATTGCAATTCAAGAATTAGGTGAGTTTTGCGATAGATTCGGTAATGAATTAGTTATTCACGCTGTTAATAAAGCAATTGATGAAAATGTACCAAAGTGGAGATATATCCGCAGTATTTTAAGTAGTTGGGAAAAGGAAAAAGTAAAAACATTAAATGATGTTGCTGCTTTAGATACTCGATTTGAAATGAGTAAGAAAAACAATAAACGTACTGGTAAAGGTTATTCCAAACGAACGGAAGTTGTACCGGATTGGTTACGCAAACAAGAAGAACAAGAGCCAATACAGCAGCCACAGCAAACTCAAAGCAAAGATTTTGAAAATAATAAGAAACGTTTGGATGAGATTCTAAATAAATATAAAAATACTAAAGGGGAGTAAGATATGAAAAACACAGGTGTTGCAAGAAAAGTGGATGAGCTAGGTCGTGTAGTAATTCCAGTAGAGTTACGCAGAACTTTAGGTATTACCGAAGGAACGGCACTAGATTTTCATGTCGATGGTGAAAACATCGTTTTAAGAAGACATGAAAAGTCATGCTTTGTAACGGGTGAAGTTTCTGAAAACAACATAGAGTTGCTAGGTGGCCGAATGTTTTTAAGCAAGGAAGGGGCAATTGAATTACTGGATCTTATTCAGAAGAGTGGGATGGCATATGCCTAAGCAACTAAACATTTTCGATGTAGAGCCAGCAATTTGTGAGTTCGATGTAATGAAGGCAAATGTGAAAAGAGGTACAGGACGCACTACATATGCTGATGTACGCGTCCAGGTTCCAACGAATGCAAAGTGTACGGATGAATTACCACGCACAACTAAACAAGATGATCGCTATGATATTTTTGAACAGTATGTAATGGCAATATGGAGATTTCAAAGAGCTGTAGATAAGTTTTTCAATTGGGATACAGCTGAAGAATTGTGTAAGGCAGCAAGGGATAAAAAAGAAATAATTCCGGTACGGGTTTATTTAGGAAGTGGTTTTAAACCTGATGTTGTCGAGTACATGCGGTAGTAAAAAGGAGAGGGACATATGAAAAAAATAAGAAATCGATGTTAGTAGCAACAAACTTTTAATAGTGAAGGACGGAAATGTAACAGCAGTAAATCCGCCAATGAGTGGATTCGGTGAGCAAGTTGCGGTTTGGGTAAACGGTAAAGTTGATCGTGTAGATACTAAGTTTACTGAAAAGATAAAATAATTTTTTACTAGAAAGTAGGTTCGCTTATGAGTGTAGCGAGAAACCATGAAGTGATGAAGGAATCACGGTTAAAGGTATACATCGCTTTAGAAGAAGCTAACTTCATTTGGGATGAAAGAGATGTAATTCGTTTTCGTGAAATGTGGAGTCAGGGCATGAGCTTGCCAAAGATGGCAAAAACGTTAAGAAGGCATCAAGCGGAAGTTGCACTCCTTGTAATAGATCAGGCTGATAAGTATTTAATTGAAAATCGTCCGATAGGATTAGGGATTTGTTAAATAGGAAGGGGAAAATAAAATGAACACTATGGAAAACGGTGTATATGAAACAACTAAATTAGTTAGTGAATCAATGGAAGTACAAGTTGTAATGAATATCAATCAAATTTGTGAATTAGATCAATATCAAGAAGCGGCATTACGTACATGGAATACAAATAACGATTTTGGTGGACGTGTTTTAAATGCAGCATTAGGGCTTACGGGAGAAGCTGGTGAGGTTGCTGATGTTGTAAAAAAAGCAATTTTTCATGGTCATGGATTTGATCCAGCTCATTGTCCAGGAGAAGAAGAAGGAAATACACATAAAATCGCTTTAGAGCTAGGGGACATCTTGTACTACATTTCAATCATGTCTCATGAAATGGGATATACCCTAGAAGATATTGCTCAAATGAATATATCTAAATTGGCAACAAGATACCCAGACGGATTTAGCCGAGAAGCTAGTCAAAATCGTGTAGATATGAAATGAAAATTGTAATAAAAAAGAGCCATGAGTGGAAAGGCTCATAGCTCTTTTTATAAGGGTAATGATTTTATATATAAATATTATCATATAATCCCAAAAAATTCAATGTCAGTCAATTAATTGGTATAAAATTTGAAAATTCTAGTAAAATGATAATTTATAAATACAAGGGGACTTTTGTTTATATAAAAAGTTTTAAAATATTTTTTGATGTATTAATGGTTAGGAAAACATAAATCAGGAAATAAAACCTGATATTCCTGGTTTAATCGCAGGTCAGTAGTTGAGTTTGTAAAGTGTATATAATTTTTTTCTAATGTATCTAGTGTTACCAGGTGATAAGTACCTAATCCATGCTGGATGCTATGTTTTGAAAGAGTAGGACCAATTTGTAATTTTCTATTTTTCATAGCTGTATTCCAGGGGCTGTAAAAGAATTTTAAAACGAAAGCGGGATACATGTAAATCATAAATGGATGCGGTGACCAATGTCGTCCTGCCCAATAACTACCATGAAAATAATTGTGGACTAATCTACCGCCATAGTATGGGGCAGGTGGATTAGGGGTGAGTATTTTCCCATGATAACGTTGTTTGACAAGGGGAATTCCGTATCTCGGATTGGTATAACCGTGAGTAGGATCATCTACCATTAGAATAGTCCTAATTGCGTACATGTTTTTCCCTAAAGTAGCAAGAGATGAGAAAAAGGCATGCTTATCAACACAGCAAAGAAATTCAGTGGTATTTAACACCATTTTCCATCCCGTAATTTCTTTCTCTATGTTCATTACTTCTTGATCAACTAATATGGCATCAAATTCTAATACTTTTGAATCGCGGATTTCCCAATTAGGTGCAAATAATTTGCATATTTCAACTGAACGATCAGTAGACCCACGATTAATAAGAATGCCGTGATCAAATAATTTTGTGTGGTGCATTAACCACCAAGGGAGCAGATACTCTTCATTATAGAAATGGGAAATTAAAGTTGCACTAATGAAAACCCCTCCTTTTAGACAAGGATAAAATACATCTTGCTCTAATATATTATGATGCTTATCCTTAAAAGCCTTTGTTAAAAATAACATAGAAAAAAAGGCACTATAAAATAGCGCCCACATTCAATTTGCAGAAGTATTATGAGGAAACTTAAGTAGGTGGCTTAAGTTTCTCTGTAATAAATATGAACCTATGATTATAAAAATGCCTATATTTTAGAGGGGGGTTAAGGAGTATTTGTATACAGTGAAATCCTTTTTGAAAATATCTTCAACTAATTGAATAGTTTCGGAGTCATAAAAACTTTCATATGTTGGGAGTCGTGGGAATAGAGGGTCAGTAATATCAGCATCTGCATAGTTACCTTTAAAAATGGTGATCCCACTTTGATGATGCCATGACTTAGTTAATATATCTAATGGGGACTTCTTTAAGTCGTATATATTCTCTAAATTTGAGATTTCAGAAGAGAAATTTTCAAGGTGAATATAGTTTGTAACAAACTTTTCTTCATCTTGGACATATTGTTGCACATAGTGGGGGTTCACATCATCTAAATTATTCATATGTGCTTTTAAGTAATATAAAAAAGTTTAAAGGAGATTTTTTTATTACAGTTTTTATCATGATATAAAAACTGTCTAATTGGCTGCCATTCGGGATGTTCAATATTTGGTGGAGGAATTAGTGAGAGAAATGAACTTACTGCCCTTTTATAGGGATTTCTTACAAGTTTATATGTCGGTTTTTCATTTGTGGATAATGCATTAGCAAGTCCAGTAAAGTAGTATACTGAATTTTTGTATATGTCGAACTCATAATTATGGATGAATGGGTTATATTTAATAGCTTCCTTAAACAAGTTGATTTGATAAAAAAACCAATGAGCAAGTGATGTACATCCACTTTTTTGACTCCAAAATAATATTATGGGGAATTCTTGATGAAAATGGGGTCCTCGGGCGTATTTCATAATGAAGTCATAAATATTTGAGTTAGTCATATGTTACCTCCCATCATATTCTAGAAATCTCATCTTTGTATACGGTATGGAGAAAATTCTATATATATGATAAAAGGCTTGCAGGGCTATCAATTACTTTATAAAAGCGTTATTTTAATCGGAATGGCAGGTAATTGACCAAATCACCTGCCATGTGCCTAAACAGTCCGGAGGGGTAAAACTCCGTTTTGAAAGAGTGTAGCTGACTCGTAGATAGTATGTGTAATGTGGAAAAGAATATTCGTAAAGTGGAATTAAAAAGAACCTGTTGTTTATAACAAACAGGTCCTGATCAGAGCCATAGGCTCAATTATAGGAACTACAAATCTACTGGGGGGTAGTGTAATTCCTGATTAATATTAAGGTATGTTAATAAAATCTAAATATGATTAATCAAATGATAACTAAACAAAATTCGTATTATACGAGCAAAAATAAAAGAACCCGTTTGTTATAAACGGATTCTTCCCACAGGGTGTGCAAGAAATTCAAGGTAACTGGACCAGAGCCACCTATGGAATCCCTTGTGATAATACTGTATGCAAAGGAATCAATAAGGTTAATGAAATTTAAACAAAATCCTTATTTAACAACAAATAAAAAGAGTGCATTTTTATATGCACTCTTAGTAAATCTGGTGAACGTCTCATGAAATATAAAAAATTCAAAAAATCGTAATCAGATTTTTTACGAGTAATTTTTTTATATTGTATGCCTTACTTGGAATTATGGAGCCTGTCATCAAAGAAAAAAGGAAAAAGAGGAAGGCGGAAAATTAAATAAAATCGTTATTTGAAACCAAATAAAAAAAGAGCACACATATAAGTGTGCTTCTAGACTAAAAGGTTTGAACGTATGGACTGTGGAGTGCCCTACACAATAATATATGCTTGTCTGATTAAAAGGTGAAAAATTTTTATATAAAGACGTTATTTAATTATGAAATACAAAAGAGCACTTATAGAAGTGCTCTTGATAAAAGCTATCCCTCTTGCTGGTAGAGGTACATGGTATTATATGTGAGATTTTTATAAGGGTGAAAAAATTAATGAAAACGCTGTTTTAGTAACCCCCCTTTTTAAAAAGGCCTGTTGTGAGGGTAGGCCTTTTTAAAAAAATTTAAGGATAAAGTTTTACATGGAGATAAATTATATATTACTAGATTTAATTCATAAATCCTGTATGTTGAAGGTTGAAAAAATTTTTATGTATTTAATAAAAACTTCATTTTAATAAATAAGGAGGATGAATGATGGTTTTAGAGGCGAAGGTGAAATTTGAATTAGATGAAGAACAGAAATTACAGTTTCAAAATATAAGGGAAAACGAAGGGGAACAAGAAGCGTTTTACTTTCTAGAAGAATTGATAATGAAAGGAATTGATTTAGCTGAATTTGTAGAGATGGAGTACAAGGATAACAAATAACATTTCAGTCAAATCGAAAGGGGAATGGAGAAATGATTGAACAAATGGATATTGCGGAGGGGCAGTTATCAATATTCGAAATGGATGAAACGAAAATCAAATTGTATGAAGTCTTAGAAGCGAATGGATACCATTGCGAGATTAGGAGTTATTATCTACACAACGATTACTTGGGTGAGGTTAAATACTTCTTCGTTAGAACAACTGATGACATGATCATCGATATGTGCTTGAGTCAGTTTCCAGAAGTGTTTACGGCGTATAAGGGATTCAGTGAAATTGAGATCAAGAAGATATACAGAGGAAGATTACAATAAAAATTTCATTTTGTTATAAATAAAAAGGCGGTTGTTTCCGCAACCACCTTTTTATAAAACAGAGCAACTTTTTCAGAAATAATATATGAATGATTCCTGAAAAGGTTATAGGATATAATCGCGTTTTTATAACAAAAGTGACGAGCTCAGGTTATAAGAAAGGACTGACTATAGTGTATGCAATCCTACTTATAACAGTCACAAATAAAAGAGCAGCTAGTAAAAGCTAACTGCTCGATACAGATAAGAAGTGAAGGAATACATGGACGGTTAAAAGAGTTCTGGCTTATCGCCCATATATAGTATGTGTTTAATATTAAGGAATATTCGGATATGTAAAATTAAAAAAGAGCACCTTCGAACAGTGCTCTTTCTCGGAGTGAATTTAAAACATTTAAGCAGGCCTTATGAAGGTGTATTGAAAAGTGTTCAATACAAAGTATGTCATTTTATAAAAAAGGTGATGAAAAATAAAAGAGCAGATAGCAAAAGCTAACTGCTCCACATTCGACAAAAGATTTCGGGCAGAAATCACTGCTAAGAAATCTGCTTATAGTTAGTATGTACAAGATTGCGCTTAGTATTCAAAGAAATAAAAAGCAGTCAGCAAAAGCTAACTGCTCCAAACAGGGATGTAACTCTAGATGTATATATATTATTGACGGAATGTTGGATTTTATTCAGGGGAGGAAGAGGGAAATGAAAGAAGTTGAGTTCAGAGCTTGGGATTTAAAAGATAAGCGAATGTATTATAACGTTGGTATTGTAGGAACTTTAATAATTTTAGAGCATGAACAAAGCGGTTATGAGTTCTGCGAATTGGAATTGAAATCATATGACCATATAGATAATAACTATGTGTTAATGCAGTATTCAGGCATTAAAGATGTAGAGGGAACAAAGATATTCGAGGGAGATATGGTAAGAATATTTGTTCCAAATGATCCAGAAGTAAAAGAATACACTTCTACAGTTTTTGAATTGGAAGGTGCACTTGTTGTTAAAATGGTTGGATTTGATATATACCAAGATGATCATTGTGTTGGATGGGTTCCGGAAGATTATGAATTAAAAGTGATAGAAAACATATATGAAAATAAAAACTCAATAAAATAATCCTTTTAATAGAAAGTGAGGTTAGGAGAATGAAACCCTTGAAGAAAAGAAAAATCCGAAAAGCAATTGCTCGTCGTGCAAAAGATGTGGAGAAGTATCAAGTGTATAGAGCTTGGAGAAACATTTTTGTACAAGCTGGTATTTTAAAGTGAATGCAAACAGAATATAGTCCGGCTAGAAAACTAGAGGACGCCAATTCATTAAGGCAGCCATTAAAGCTGTTTTAGGAATAGGTGTCCTTTTTATTTTGAAAAGGGAGATGGGGAAATGAAGGGGTTAAGAGATCAATTACGTGAATGGAAAAAGCAATCGAATCAAGCAAAGAAGAAAAAGAAGAAAAAACGAAAAGAGAAATTAAGTACTCGTGACATTGAGGATTTAATGGGGATGCATAGACCTTGTTATGAACGAAGACGTGGAGCAATAAGACAAAAGTAATCTAAAAATAAAAAGGAGTGGTCTTACATGACTAAACAATTATCTTTCTTACCAAAAATTGATAGAACAGCGACACAAGAGGAATTAGAAGGTGTGTTGGAAAGCGTACGTATACATAGACAATTTGGGATGATGCGTAAAGAAATGAAAGTCACTCCTTCTTATGAAGTACGTGAGCATGGTCCTACACATACAGTTGGAAAACCATTAGAAGATGTTGCTATGGCAAATATCCAACAAAGTAAACGAGAAGAGTGGCTTGAAAGAATGTCAGTACGTATTGATCAGTTTCTAAATCGATTAGGGAACGGACGTGCAGGAAGCATTCAAAGAGATATTATTTATAAGCGTTATTTAGAAGAAGAGGACGTATGTGATTATATGGTTTACAACGAAATAGGGATGTCAGAGCGTACTTATCGACGTTGGAAGTCTAAAGCATTTTATAAGCTTGCTTTTGCACTTGGATTAGAAGTTTACGAGACAGAAGAGACTGGAGGTAATGAATAATGAATTTTGTTCAGCCAATACGTGATCCAGAAGAAATAAATCAGCTAAAAGAGTATTTTAAAGAAAAGAGCTTACGTAATTACATTCTCTTCATTATGGGAATCAATACAGGCCTAAGAATCTCGGATATTTTGAAATTGAAGGTAGGAGATGTTAAAGGTAGTCATATATCTATGAGAGAAAAGAAAACCGGGAAACAGAAACGAATACAAATTACTGCAGCACTGAAAAGGGAACTAAAATGGTTTATTGAAGAAAGAGAAGATAATGAGTATTTATTACAAAGTAGACAAGGGAAGAATCGTCCGATTGGTCGTAGCATGGCATATAAGATATTAAGCGGAGCGGCAGCAGAGTTTGGATTAGATGAAATAGGGACACATACACTAAGAAAGACGTACGGGTATCATATGTACATGCAAACGAAAAACATAGCATTACTTATGGAGATATTCAATCACTCGTCAGAGAAGGTCACGTTACGTTATATAGGTGTAAACCAAGATGCAATGGATAAAGCAATGACTAGGTTTAAAATCTAAGCATTGCTTTTTCTTTTTAAATCTATACAGTTACTCATAAATTTCGTACTGTGTAACTCAAAAGAGAAAGTAGAATAAAATCAATGATAGCAAGGGATTTGGCGAAAGGGTCAGTTACACACAATAGAACATATGGGTAAGTCGTATGTTAATATTACTTAAGGGAGAGTGATTCATATGGAACCGATAAAATTTAGACAGTTTGCGAAGACGGAGCCATGTCCATGTGGTAGTGGGAAAAAATACAGAGCTTGTTGTTTTAATAGAAAAGATCAAGAGTTACCGTTTGAAAAAGTACCTCATAAAAAAAGAGAGGGAGCATTTAAAAATTACGCATATAGGTTGGATAAAGAATCGAAAATCAAAGAATGTTTATATCCAGATTCTGAACAATGTGAAGGTAAAATAAAGAATGCTCATTCACTACAAAATAATGGTGTCTTATCAAAAATATCAGAGAATGGTCATGTAGTAATCCTGAATACAGACTACGGAAAAGATGATTTAATTTATGATGTTAAAGACGAGAGTAAAAATAAAGCAACAACTTTTACTGGTTTTTGCGATAAACACGACACCTTAGTTTTTAAAGATATAGAAACTAAAGAAATAGATGTTACTTCTAGTAAACAATGTTTTTTATTTGCATATAGAGCATTCGCTTTAGAATTACATAAGAAAAAAGAGTCGCTGAAATCTATACAACAACTATTCAAAGCAAGACCAACTTTGTCGAAAGAAGTTGAGTTCATTGCACAATACAGATATACAGAGTTAGCTATAAATGATGTATTTGTATACAAGAAGTTCTTTGATAAAGCTTTAATTAATGAGGACTATGATATGATTCAATCCACAACATTTACGTTCGACTACGAGATAAGTATGGCGGCTTGTGGAGGAGTTACGTTAACTTATGATATTAAAGGGAATAAAATGAATGATATACATTCTAGGGAAGAAGAAAGATTAAAGGCATTATTCTTCACCATTATTCCTAATAACGGGAAATCATATTTCATTTTTAGCTGGATAAAGAATGATAATGATTATTTCAAGGATTACATTCAACAATTAGAAGGTTTAACAGAAGAGCAATTCAAAACATATGTTAATAATTTTTTACCGAGTTACACAGAAAACGTAGTGGTAGCACCTAGTTTATGGAGCAGTTTTACAAAACGCCAAAAGGATGCGTTCTTTAAGTTGTTTACTGCTGATTTTGAGACACACGACAACAGATTAAAAGCAAATCTATTGAGAAGTACACCATACGATTTGCTTATAAACCATGTAAGGGAAGAAAAAGTGGCAGAGTCGTGACCGCTTTTTGGCAGGAAATGTGCCGGTTGTTTTGGAATCAACGTGATATATTTGTATTGTGAGAAGTGGCGGAAAACATAACTCACTATGTTGATTCTTAATTTCTAAACGGTTCATAATAACAGGCATATAAAATCCGAAACCAGCAGATGGTATTGATTGAATGATACCGTTATTAAGGAGAGCTTTTGCTCTTCTTCCAGTTACTTAATATTGTTGATGCGTATCAGTGGTTCATCATTAGGTGATTGGAATAAGGATAAAACTTCATGTACCGGAATTAAAGTACAAATTTATAATCTATAAAAAAAGCATCCATTCGGATGCTTTTTTATTTTGGATAAGGAGTGATAACAAATGAAACTAAATAAACCAGAACAAACAGTGGTTGTCGGTCATTTAATCAATAATGTTATTGGGTTGGAATTAGTCAAGCAACACATTGATCCACAGAAATTAGAAAAGGCTGTGGCTTTGCATAATGAGATTAATGATGATATGACACCAAAACAAACAAGAGAATCGCTTATTAGTGTACTGGATAAGGCGATAGATGAATTCTTAAAGTAATAGCCATAAAAAAAGGAAAAGCAACTCGCTTTGGGGTGCGAATCACTTTTCCTGATGGCAATGTTAACTTTATTATAACAACTTGTATTTATTTGGTAAATATATAATTCGAATATTCTTTCAAACGAGGTGAGGATAGATGTGTGAGGTTCGTACTGAGATTAACTATTATCATACTTCTAAATGTTTAGTGTGTAGTCATCAGGATAGAGTCGATTATCCGTCAAAAGAAGAATATCAAGAAGTAACTGTTTGTCCTAAATGTAACGGTGCGTTTGTAGATATGTTTAAGTTAGAGAAGTACAAACAACATATTAATCAACATAAACAATGTGAACATAAATATCGATTGATGGATAGTAAAACAACACAAATACAAGCTGATAACAGACAAGTATCTATTCATATATTGGGGAGTTTCTACTGTGAAAAATGTCTTGATATTCAATTCCGTGGAAAGATCGAGGAAGGAGAAAAGAAGAGATGCAATTAACCAAACTTGAGAAGGCAATTGCCATTGGTTCAATACTTTCAGGTATCAAAGCGGAAGAGTTTAAAGAGTACGTTGAAGTAGAGAAGATACCACAAGTAATTAAAGAAGTGGAAGCGTTGGCTGATAAGACAACAAGAAAGGTAAAGAAAGAAGCTGATATAAGTTTAATTAGTAAGCTTATCGATTCATTCTTAGAAGAAAGTAAATCGGTGGAGAGCAATGAAAGAATATAAAACCAAACAACAGAAGCGTAAATTCTATGACAGTGGTGAGTGGAAGAGTATACGCGAGCAAGTAAAGAAGCGTGACAACTATGAATGCCAAGAGTGTAAGCGCAATGGTAGTGTTCGTGTGGACACCAATGAGTACAGTGAGAGTGCAAAGCGTAAGAAGATTCAGCTCGTTGTCCATCATATAAAAGAACTGGAACATTATCCAGAACTTGCATTAGAAATAGATAATTTAGAAACAATTTGTGTGGATTGCCATAATAAAGAACACGGTAGAGTGTTTGTTAAAAAGAGAAACAAATGGGAAAACGATGAAAAGTGGTAAAAATGATTCGATAATAACACCCCCCCTTAAAATATTTCACCAAAAATTGCTCTAAGGGGCACCGGAGGAGGGGGTCGATTTTTCAAATTTATAACCAAATTCGCGCGTTATATCAAATTGGAAAACGATGTAAATCAGAAGGGAGGGATATTGTGGCTAGAGTGAAGCGTGAAACAATGAGAAAAAGGATTGAAAAGGATCTAACAAACCAATTGAAAGAAAAGAAGATTGTAGGTAATCATTATACTGACTTAATTCAAGACTATTTATCGTTGTGGGATTTAAAGTGTATTCTTGTTGACGATATTGAAGAAACAGGAATAAAAGTATCTGGCATGCATGGTCCGAAATCCAATCCTTCTATTAATGATTTACACAAAACAAATGATCGAATGATAAAGATTTTAGATGCACTTGGATTAGAAGCATCGGCAGAAGAAAAGAAAGTTCCTTCAAAACCTGTGCGCTCAGTTAAAGATTTAACATGATTCAAAATAAATATGTCACTGAATATATTGAAATGTATCGCGCAGGGAAAATTAAGTTGAATAAAGAGCGCATAATGCTAATTGAGTACCTGGAGAAATACATCTTAATACGCGATGATTTGTATTTTGATAATGAAATGCATGAGGACTATATAAAATTCACTGAGAAATGGTACTTTGAATTGCAAGCATTCCAAAAGTTCCTAACAGCATTTGTTTTTCTTTTTTATAAAGAAGATGATTCTGTTTTCTACGAGCAATTTTTAATTATGATGGCTCGTGGTGGTGGTAAAAATGGTTTAATTTCATCATTATGCCATTTCTTTATTAGTCCGCTGCACGGAATAGATCGATACAATGTTTCAATTGTGGCGAACAACGAGAAGCAGGCTAAAGTTTCTTTTCGAGAAGTCTATGATGCTATTAAAGGAAAAGAAATACTAGAAGATATGTTTTATCGAACCAAGGTAGAGATACTGAGTAACGATACGCAAAGCATTATGCAATATCATACATCTAATGCTGGTTCTAAGGATGGACTTCGTGACGGTTGTGTTATTTACGATGAAATACATCGATATGAAAACTTTGATGTAGTAAATGTGTTCTCTAGTGGACTTGGAAAAGTACCAAATGCTAGAGAATTTTTTATTGGTACAGATGGCTTTGTTCGCGACGGATTCCTGGATAAAACAAAAGAGCGAGCGATGAACATTCTAAAGGGAAAAGATTTGGAAGATCCATTATTTCCTTTCATTTGCAAAATAGATAATCCAGAAGAAATTGATAATCCTGATGTATGGGAAAAAGCGAATCCGATGTTTAGCGAGCCGAGAAGTCCTTATGCTAAACAATTATTTAAAAAGGTATTAACTCAATATAAACAATTAGAAAATAATCCTTCAAACCGTGAAGAATTTATAACAAAACGTATGAATTACCCTGAAACAGATTTAACAAAGTCTGTAGCTTCATGGGAAGAAATCATGCGTACTGGTTTTGAAAAAGATGGAGAAACGCTCAGAGAAGTTCCAGATTTAAAACATAAAGTAGCTGTAGGCGGTCTCGACTTCGCTAGCATCAAAGACTTCGCGGCAGTCGGCTTGCTGTTTAAACATGGTGAAGATTATATATGGAAAGGTCATTCATTTGTACGTAAAGGATTCTTGGATAAGGTGAAATTAAAAGCACCTATTTATGAATGGGCTGAAAATGGCTTACTAACTATTGTGGATGAACCGGTTATTAATATCTCTCACATTGTAGATTGGTTTGTAAAAATGCGTGAGATGTACGGATTTAACACAATAGTAGCTGATACATTTCGTCTTGATCTTGTTAAAACAGCACTTGAAGCTGAAGGTTTCATATTGTTATATATTCGTAATCCAAAAGCGATTCATTCACTTTTAGCTCCACGAGTTGAAACGTTATTCGCAAACAATCGTATTATTTTTGGGGATAATCCATTAATGCGTTGGTACACCAATAACGTCTACGTCCACATCAAAAAAGATGGCAACAAAGAATACTTGAAAAAAGATGAGTTTAAGCGAAAAACAGATGGATTCCAAGCTTTTATACATGCGTTATGGCAAGCGGATAATATACTTGTGGATGAATTCGACTTTATGTTAGATGGTATTAAATTCTAATAAAGGGGGGTGATAATCATTGGATGGCTAGATGTAGTATTTAAAAGAAATAGTGAAGTAGGATTTATGTTTGATGTGGAAATGTTTATTGAGAAAGCCAATAGAGTACACATGAAGCGACTGGCGATTGATACCTGTATATCCTTTTTAGGGAGAACAATTAGTCAGTCGGAATTTAGAGTGAAAAATGGTGAAGAATTTGAAAAGGATGAGCTTTACTACCGATTAAATGTCAGACCGAATAAGAATATGACAGCAAGTACCTTTTGGGAGAGTTTCATTTACAAACTTATTTATGATAATGAAGCTTTGATTATACAAGCGGATGATGGTGATTTACTTATTGCTGATGACTTTGAACATAATGAATATGCTGTGTTTGAAGATACTTTTACAAATGTCACCGTAAAAGATTATCAGTTTAAGCGAAGTTTTAAACAAAGTGAAGTCATTCATTTAAGATACAGGAATGATAAGTTATCACCTCTTATCGATGGTTTGTTTACTGATTATGGTGATTTATTCGGTAGAATATTAAGTTCTCAAAAACGTAAGAATCAAATTCGCGGAACAGTTGATATGGATATGCTTGCTGCAAAGAGTAAAGAACATCAAACGAAGCTTCAAGAATTCATTGATAACATGTATAAAGCGATTGGAGAAAAAGACGTTGCTATTATTCCGCAACAACCAGGTTTTAAGTATGCTGAAACATCAGGCGGAGGGAATTCTGGTCAGAGCGTGGAGGAAATCAACAAAGTAACGAATGGCTTCTTAAATCAAGTAGCAATGGCTTTTGGTATTCCAACTGCTTTGATATATGGCGAAATGGCTGATGTTGAGAAGCAAACGAAAAATTATATGCTTTTCACAGTGAAACCTTTATTAAAAAAGCTTTCTGATGAAGCAAACGTTAAATTTTTTGAAGAAGAAGAGTATCTTTCAGGTCAAAAAATTGAAGTTAAAGCTGTTTCTTATCAAAGTATATTTGATCTTGCGACAAGCATCGATAAACTCATTTCTTCAAGTGCATTTACAGGGAATGAGATTCGATTAGAAGTAGGATATGAAATTTCTGATGATCCTAACTTAAATACACATCATATTACGAAAAACTATACGAAACTAACTGAATCTGAAGGAGGTGAGAATACAAATGACGGTGAAAATTGACGTTAAAGGACCAATCATTTCGAATGATGAAGCTTGGATTTATGATTGGTTTGAAATGGATGCGACAAGCCCAGGTAAGATTACAAAACAACTGGATAATGCAAATAGTGAGGATTTAATTGTATCAATCAATAGTCCTGGTGGTTATGTAGATGAGGGTTCGGAAATTTACACAGCATTAAAAAATTATCCTGGTCATGTGGAAGTTCAAATTGTTGGTTTAGCAGCAAGTGCAGCTTCTGTAATTGCTATGGCAGGTGATAAAGTTCGCATTTCTCCAACAGCAAAAATCATGATTCACAACGCTGCTAAGTGGCATGGTGGAGATCATCGTGACATGGAAAAGGCGGCTGAGATGTTAAAAATAACAGATCGAGCAATTGTAAATGCCTATGTCATTAAAAGTGGTAAATCAGAGGAAGAACTACTTAACATGATGGCTGAAGAAACTTGGATGGGTCCGCAACAAGCATTAGAAAACAATTTCGCGGATGAAATCATGTTTATGGAGAATCAGGTTAAAATGACAGCTTCAACGGCTACTGCTGCCATGCTTCCGCAGAAAGTAATCGATGGCTTTAGAAATGGAACCATGAACAAAGGTCAAGGAATCACAAAAGAAGATTTAAATGCAGCATTATCAGGATTAAAAAATGAAATCCTGAATGATTTACAAAACAATATAGAAGAACAATCAAAGGAGCCGAATCCTAAACCTGTAAAAAACAGTGGGATTAAAGGGCTCCTTTTAAAATTATAAAAAATGGAGGAAACACATAATGGTTATTAAATTTAATAAATCTGAAGCATTTAATAAGGCAAAAGCAAAATTGACGGATACTTTAACTAACGCGGAAAGTACAGAACAAGAACAAACGTCAGCGTTTGAAGGTTTCTTTGATGCACTACAAACAGATGTAGCAAATACTGTTCGTGAACAAGTAAATAACGATATGCTTGATCGTTCAATTTTACAGCAACGTGGTCAAAATGTTTTAACTTCAGCAGAAACAAAATTCTTCAATGCAGTTGTTAAAGAAGGTGGATTTACAGATGGCTCAATTCTTCCTGTAACGACTCAAGAGCGTGTGTTTGAAGATTTAGTTACGGAACATCCCTTATTAGCTGAAATTGGTTTGCAAGATTTAGGAGCAGTTACGAAGTTTATTTATTCTGATGCAACGAAGGCGTATGTATGGGGTGAATTATTCGGTGAAATCCGTGGGCAAATTGATGCCATCTTCAAACAAGAAAAAATTGGTCAACTTAAATTAACTGCATTTGCAGCAATTCCGAATGATATGAAGGAGCTTGGACCGGAATGGATTGAACGTTACGTTCGAACTGTTTTAGTAGAAACATATTCTGTCGGTCTAGAATTTGGTTTTATTAATGGTGGCGGATCTGTAGCACATCAACCAGTTGGTTTAATGAAAGATGTAAATCCAGAAACAGGTGCTGTTACTGATAAAAAATCTTCTGGTAAACTAACATTTGCTCCGTCTGATAAAGGGGTAATTGTAGCAGGCGAACTTTATGAAGTAGTAAAAGCTTTATCTGTTGATGCAAAAGGGAAATCCAGAAAAGTATTAAATAAAATTGTAATGGTAGTTAACCCGATTGATGCGATTGGCGTACAAGCACGTAATACAATCCAGACCGCAACAGGTCAATGGGTAATGGCATTACCTTATAACATCAAACCTGTCGAGTGTGAGGAAGTTCCTGTTGGTAAAGCATTATTCTTTGTAAAAGGACAATATATTGCTGCAATCGCAGGTGGATACAAGCTAAAAGAATTTGATCAAACATTAGCTTTCGAAGATGCTACTCTTTATACAATTAAACAATTTGCTAATGGGAAACCAAAAGATAATAAAGCGGCTCTTGTTTACGATTTAGAAATTTCATTTACACCACCAACTCCACCAGCAACTAAATAAGGAATGATGTGAATGGATACAATAATTTCAAACGAAATATTACAGCAATTCAAAGATAGGATGCACTTAGGGGATGAGGAAGATGATAACCTAAAGCGCATCCTTTCTACGTCTAACAAGGCATTACTTAGGGTTTGTGGAAATTATGATTTAAATAAAGACGAGGAGTTCAAAGAATTAGTCTTTGAACGTTCTCGTTATGTTTATAACGATGCATTAGAGTATTTTGAAAAGAATTTTTTAAGTCAGATTAATAGTTTAGGTATCGATAAAGCATTAGAAGAAATTAAATTGGACGGTGATTAATATGCGTCCTTTTCAGTATAAAAAACCACTGAATACAGGTGATTGTAGAAATCGAATTATCATTGAACAACCTGAAGTAATAAAAGATGGATTAAATCAAGAAGTTGAAACAGGTAATTGGCAAGAAGTAAAAAAAGCTTGGGCAATGATAAAAACGGTAAAAGGTTCGGAGTACATTGCTGCATCGGCTTCACAGTCTACACGGATTTATCGGTTTGTGATGCCTTATACAACAGGTATTACAGAATTAATGCGAATCAATTTGAAAGGTCGTATCTTTGATATTATTGAACCGCCAATGAATGATGATGAAATGTATCAAACATTGACTATTATCGCAAAGGAGCATACTTGATATGAATGATTTTGCGAGTGATCTTGCTAGAGAATTACAAAGATATGCAAATGTTGTAGAAGAAGAATTACTGACAGCGCAAGAAGAAGTCTCTGATGTTGCTGTGGAAAAATTAAAGCAGAAAAGTCCTAAAAAAACAGGTGCATATCGTAAAGGTTGGCGTAAGAAAAAAGAAGGTAATGGTGTTGTTATCCATAATACTCAAGGGCAATTAACACATCTTTTAGAAAAAGGACATGCGAAAGTTGGCGGGGGGCGTGTTCCAGCTCAAGTGCATATTCGTCCAGTTGAAGAGTATGTAATTAATGAATTACCAAGACGGATTGAAAGGGCGCTTGAATAATGACATTAGGTGAATTAACAAAAATTCTTGAAGCTACAGGATATCCTGTGGCTTATTCGCATTTCACAGCAACACCAGGTAACCCAGTTCCAGCGCCACCATATATATGTTTCCTTGTGGATGGATCAGCAAATTTAATGGCTGATAACAAGGTTTATCACAAAATAAATGATTTAAATATAGAGCTTTATACAACTAAAAAAGATTTAGTCACAGAAGCAAAACTTGAAAAGGTCCTGGACAATCATGAGATACCTTATGACTCATATGGGACATTTATTGAATCTGAAAAAATATATCAAAAAATATATGAAACGAGGTTGATATAAATGAATGAAAATAAAGTAGCATTCGGTCTGAAAAATGTCCACTATGCACTCTATGAAATTAAAGATGGTGTAATTACATTCAGTACACCGATTCGATTACCAGGTGCGGTTGAATTAACCTTTGATCCACGAGGGGATCTAATTGAGTTCTACGCTGATGACATGCTTTACTATGCAGCAAGTAATAACCAAGGTTATGATGGGACGCTATCTATTGCGACTATTCCAGAGCAATTTGCAGTTGATGCATTGGGAGAGGAATTAGACACAGAAGATGGTGTATTAAATGAATTAGCTGACGCAAAAGGAAAACCATTTGCTTTATTGTTTGAATTTGATGGCGATGTACGAGCGACTCGACATGTTATGTTTAACTGTTCAGCAAGTCGTCCAACGATTGCATCTAAAACAAAAACTAATTCAGCGGAGCCAAATACAAATGAGCTTAAATTTGTATCAAGCCCTATTGATATTAATGGAAAACGTATGGTTAAAACGAAAACTACAACTAAATCAAAACAAGAAATCTATGATAATTGGTACAAAAAAGTTTATACAAAAGTACCTGCATTACCAAAAGGGGCGTAAGTGAATGGAAAAGACAATTACAATAGATGGAAAACAAGTCAGATTAAAAGCTACAGCAGCAACAGTTAAGCGATATAAAGCACAATTCAGACGTAATTTATTTGCAGATTTGATGGGGTTAGGGGCAATTAATGCTTTAGCTTCATCAGATGGGTCAGAACAACCCATTGATATGTCTAATGTCGATATGAGTAAAGTAGATTTTGAACTTATTTATGACTTAACGTGGTTATACGCTAAAACGGCTGATCCTAATATTCCTGATCCTATGACGTGGCTAGATAAATTTGAGGAATTCCCAATTGAAGAAATTATGCCAGAAGTTATGGAATTGGTTCAGGTCACTATGGGAGCAAAAAAAAATAAAAGAAAAATAATGGAGAGCAAGGGACATTCAGTGATGAAGAATTTACTACTGAATTGTTTCTTGCTCTTTGTTATAAAGCAAATTTAACAAAAGGTGATTTAGAAGAAATGACCGTTGGTGATTGCTTTGATTACATTGCTGAATTCGCTGAGTTAGAGAATCCAGATAAAGAAAAAGTTAGAAAAGCAGGTCAAAAAGACTTTGATTCATTCTAAGAAAGGGGTGAGAAAATGGCAGGAAGAATTAAAGGGATTACGATTGAAATTAATGGTAACACTCAACCGTTACAAAACGCTCTAAAAGATGTTAATAAACAAAGCGATTCTTTAGCTAAAGAACTAAAAGATGTCGAGCGTTTGTTAAAGTTCGATCCTGGTAATGTGGAAGCATTAGCGCAAAAACAACAGTTACTTACACAGCAGATTGAAAATACAACGCAAAAACTAGATAAGTTGAAAGCAGCGGAACAACAAGTACAAGCTCAATTTCAAAACGGTAAAATTTCTGAAGAACAGTATCGTGCATTCAGACGTGAAATTGAATTTACAGAAGGATCGCTTAATGGTCTGAAAAATAAACTTGGAAACATGAAAGCTGAGCAAGAGAATGTAGTGAGTTCTACAAGGCAATTAGAGACATTGTTTAGAGCTACAGGAAAAAGCGTTGATGATTTTGCAGGAGCATTAGGAAATCGTCTTGTGAATGCAATTCGAAATGGAACAGCTACAAGTCGTCAGTTAGAACAAGCAATTGGAATTATCGGTCGTGAAGCATTAGGGGCAGGAACAGATATTGATAAATTGCAACGAGCACTCCGATCTGTGGATGCTGGAAACTCAATACGGCAAGTACAAAATGAATTAAGAGATTTACAACAAGAAGCCGGAAGAACTGAGAAGAAGTTTGAAGGTCTAAAAGTTGGATTAGAAAATGTTATCGGTGGAATGGCAGCTGGTGGAGGAATGGCAGCAGCTGTTGAAAAAGCACTTGATATGTCAAAGTTAAAAACCAAAATTGAAATAGGATTTGATGTTCCTGAGTCCTCGAAAAAATCAGTAGAGGATGCTGTGAGAGGAATTTCAGCCTATGGATTAGATGCAGAAGAAGCACTTGAGGGTGTAAGAAGACAATGGGCTTTGAATAAAGATGTTAGTGATGAAGCAAATGCTTCTTTCGTAAAAAGTGCAGCAGTTATTTCTAATGCTTATGCTGGCATAGATTTTACTGAATTAATTCAAGAAACGAATGAAATCGGTAATGAATTAGGTATTTCACAAGAAGGCGCTCTTGGTATGGCTGATGCCTTATTAAAAATGGGTTTTCCACCGGAACAATTAGATATTATCGCTGAATATGGTGGTCAGCTGACGCGAGCAGGCTACAACGCTGAAGAGGTCCAAGCAATCATGGCAGCTGGGGTTGAAACAGGAACATGGAATTAGATTATAGTTCCCTTGTATGGTGACATACAATGAAAAACTCCTTTAATTCAGTGAAACTCTCAAATGAGACAATACTGAGCGAAGCCTTTTAATTAAGGAACGTGCAACGACTAGTCGAAAGACGTAGGGTGTAAGCAAATGACACTCGAAACGGGGAGCAACTCAAGTAGTTGAAGATATAGTCTAATCTATGCGGTGACGTATAGCAGTTCAAAAGAGAACGGGCGTGACGTTGCGAATCACGTTGAATGTAAATGATCGATAATCTCTTAGATGGTTTGAAGGAGGGACGTGTTAAAGCAGCTGAATTCGGTCAAGGTGTCGATAAAGCAATGAAAGAAGCCCTTGAAGGTACACAAATTTCAGCAGAACAAGTTGAAAAATGGGGTCAAGCTGTAGCTAATGGTGGTAGAGAAGGTTCAGCAGCTATGACTGAGATTGCACAAGCTCTATCACAAGTTGAAGACGAAACGAAGCGTAATGAATTAGGTGTTAAGTTTTTCGGTAGATGATGAATTGTGCCGAAGTAAAATCGCGGTATAAAGCAAGAAAGGTGAGATTCCTAACTTGAACCAAAGGCTATACGAAGTATAGTCAGGGGCAGAGCATAGAGGGTGAAAAGATATAATCCCTCCACGAGACCGCGACACTTATTAGTGAAAACGTATGCCGAACTTACAGGAAATGAACTGTAAGAAGTAGAGGATAAAAAGCCTTTACGATAACAAAATGACAATGTATGAAGATCAAGGGCAAAACATAATTAATACTTTGCTAGGTGCGAAAGGGAAAACAGTTGATTTTGGGAAGCAACAAGATAAACTGAATGATTCTATTAAGAAAATGGATGCAAACCCAGCAATTAAATTTCAAAAAGCGATGCAGGATTTACAAGTTGCGCTTCAGCCAGTTCTTAGTGTCATAGCGGATGTCATTTCCAAAATAGCTGAATGGGTTTCAAACAATCCAAAGTTAGCAGCCACATTAACAGCTGTTGCAGTAGCTATTGGTATAATCTCAGGTGCAATTATGGCACTTGCTCCTATAGTCATGACTGTCATGAGCTTCTTTGGAATTGGAGCTTTAGCAGCAGCTGGACTTGTTGCTATTGTTCCTATTATTATCGCAGCTATAGTGGCTCTAGGAGTTGCTATTTATAAAAATTGGGATTCTATAAAACAATGGACAATAGATACATGGAATTCTATTAAGGAATATTTAATAGAGCTTTGGGATGGGATAGTTCAATCCTCTAGTGAAGCGTGGAATTCATTTTTAGAAACAATGCATGCATTTTTTGAACCGATAGGTCAATTTTTCAGCGATTTATGGACAAGTATAGGCGAGATATGTAGTACTACCTGGAATTCTATTGTTGAATTCTTTTCTGGAGCTTGGGCTTCATTCACTGAAATGATGCATAGTTTCTTTGATCCGATAGGTGAATTCTTTAGTAGTTTGTGGTCAGGTATTGTGGAAACGGCGTTTTCTTGGTGGACTTCTTTAGTTACAACAGCTTCTGAATTGTGGGGGACACTCGTACAAGCTTGGCAGGAAACGTGGAACACTGTACTTACGGTCTTAGACCCTATCATTTCATTGATTTCTACAGTCCTTGAGGCTGGTTGGTTATTAATCCAAGCAGGGGTACAAATTGCGTGGGCAGCGATAAGTCAGTATATTATTCAACCAATCCAAGAAGCTTACAATTGGGTGAGTAAACAAATTGGTGAATTGGTTACGTGGCTTGGTACACAATGGGAAATTGCAAAAGCGGTGGCACAAGTTGCGTGGGGATTATTTAAACAATACATCATTCAACCTGTCCTAGACACTTGGAACTTTGTAAAAGAAAAATTTAGCGATTTAATTTCTTGGTTAAGTTCGAAATGGGAACTTGCTAAATCATATACTCTTGCAGCTTGGAATTTGGTAAAAGAATATGTTATTCAACCTGTTCAAGAATTGTGGAATAAAACGAAAGAAAAACTTAATGATTTAGCGAATTGGATACTAGGTAATTGGGCCAAAATCCAATCTTACACACTTACGGCATGGAATTTAGTTTATAAATATATTATTGATCCAGTGATTTCAGCTTATAATTCTGCAAAAGAGAAATTCAATGATATGTACAACGCAGCACGAGAAAAATTCGATTCCGTAAAGAATGCAGCACAAGAAAAATTCGAAGCAGCTAAACGTTTTATTATTGATCCAATTAAAGATGCAGTTGACAGTGTAGAAAAATTTATTGGGAAGATCAAGAGCTTCTTTAGTGATTTGAAGTTAAAGATTCCTAAACCTGAAATGCCACCACTTCCACACTTTAGCTTGCAAACTAGTACGAAAAATGTTTTAGGGAAGGATATTACGTTCCCTTCTGGACTTAATATAGATTGGCGTGCAAAAGGTGGTATCTTCACTAAACCGACTATCTTTGGAATGAATGGTGGAAACTTGCAAGGTGCAGGAGAAGCCGGTAAAGAAGCGGTTTTACCATTGAATAAAAAGACACTTGGAGATATTGGCGCAGGAATAGTAGCAGCCATGCCAAGACAACAATTTGCTATATCAGGAGAAATAAATCAATTAATGGATGATATGAGCCGTATGATGGCTAGTTCCGCAAGTCAATTAGCAGGATTAAAGACCGTTATGAGTGGTGTGTATGGAAGTATGTCAAACAGTAGACAAGCCATGACAAACAGTGTATCGAATCAAGTGGTTAATAATTCTTTTGGATCATCTGGAAGCGGAGTAATTCCAATGCTTGGTGGCGATTTAGTTGTGGAAGTTCCTGTTGTTTTAGAAGGACGAGATGTGGCGCGTGGTACTTATCGATATACAACCGAGTATCAAGAAAGAGAAGAAAAGAGAAACTCAGACTTTTAAGTTTGGGTTTCTTTTATTTTATAAAGAAATGAGGTGTCAAAATGAGCTCTTTCAAATTTAACAATGAACGTAAAAAGTATATCCAAATTGCAAAAGGTTGGAAAAGACCTACTTGGGCACCATTGAAGCGGAATTTTCTAAGTACCCCAGGATATCCAGGAGCGAGATTATTGAATACACAAACAGAAATGCGTGTTTTATCAATTCCTGTAGGGGTCATAGTTCCTGATGATGCTGATCTAGAAATGATAAAAGAAGAAATTGCAAGTTGGTTAATAACAGATCAACCAGTAGAGCTTATTTTTGATGTAGAACCAAATAGAACATATTTAGCAGTTGTGGATGATAGTTTTGATCTAGATGAATTTGTAACACTTGGAATAGGAACTCTTACGTTCATTTGCCCAATGCCATATAAGTTAGGTCCTGTACAAAGCAAAACCCTTGCTATTGAGAACAGTGACTTAAAGTCTAACTTTATTAACAAAGGTTCCGTAGAATCTAATCCAATTATTGATATAACTGTTGGAGCAAAGAGTCCTTTTCTGGATGTATGGAATGGGCTAGAATACTTCAGACTTGGTTATCCAGTCTCGGTACAGACGGTTGTAGTGTCTAGAGAGGAACGTATTTTATGGGACGAAATGACTGATTTAACTAAATGGACACCTTACACTCAAAAAATCGGTTATATTCAGCCAGCAGGTAGTTTTAAAGTATGGCAAGGTTACGCATTCTATGCTGAAGATTATGGTAATGGTACCGCATGGCATGGACCTGTAATGACTAGAGCAATTCCTCAAGATACTACTGATTTTATTTTAGATTGTCAATTTACAATACGTTCTAATAGAGTTGGTCAGATGGGTTCTGTAGCTGTATTCCTTCTAGGAGACAATGATGAAGTTATGACCATGCTAGATTTAACAGATTACTACAATACTATGCAGAACATTAATGCTAGAGTTGGTGTAGGTTGGATGGAATCTGAAGTTAATAAAGATAACTATAGAATTATCGAATCTACAGGTGGTATTCGTGAAGGATCATTCAATGATTTTAGAGGTCATTTGTCAATGAAGCGCGAGGGCAACAAGTGGTTTGCTAAAGTATCTAAATACAGAACAAATACAGAGATTGATAACGATACTGAATTAGATTATTGGATAGACATAAGCAATACATCTAAATATACAAGTATGAAGCCGAAAAAAATTGCTGTAGCAGTTACTAAATACGGAAATAATGATGCGATGGAAGTTGCATTTATTGAAGATGTTAAGTTTTACAAGATCAATCATTTCGATAAAGATGTAACACCTTATATTTTTGATATAGGAGATAAAATTCAAATAGACACAGAAAGATCATTAGTAACAATCAATGGAACAAATGCAATTGCACTAAAAGATATATTTAGTTCATTCCCTGTTATAAAAAGAGGGAAAAATGAAGTTATAATACGTCCAGCAAATGTAGGAATAGCAAAGTTAACGTATAGGGAGCGATTTAGATGAGTACACCAAGTGGAGACTTACATGTTGTTGATTTTAAAACAAATCAAATCGTTTCAGCTATACAACCTAAAGACTATTGGGATGACAAACGACATTGGGAAATTAAAAATAATATCGATACACTAGAATTTAGGGTATTCGAAAATACAGATCATGCAGCAACACTTGTACAGCAAAATTTAGTATTAAAAGAAGTACGTGGCGGTAGAATCGTTCCTTATGTCATTACAGAAACGGAAAAAGATTCTAAAGATAGATCATTAATGGTTTATGCATCTGGTGAATGGATTCAGCTTGCTAAAGCAGGAATTATCGAGCCGCAAAAAATAGAAAGTAAAACATTGAAACAATGTATGGAAATAGCTCTTAAAGGGACGAAGTGGAAAATAGGTAAAACCGAACATGATGGAGCGCATTCAATGGTAATTGAAGAATTTACTGATCCATTGGATTTACTTAAGAAAATTTCCGCTTCATTTGAATTAGAAATTCAATATCGTGCTGAAGTTGTTGGGTCTCAAATCGTTGGACGCTATGTGGATATGGTTCAGAAACGAGGAAGAGATACAAGAAAAGAAATAACCTTTGGTAAAGATTTAATAGGAATTAAACGTATTGAGAACTCTCAAAGTATTTGTACAGCCTTATTAGGTTTTGTAAAAAAAGAAAACGGAGAATTCATTACAATCTCATCCATAAATAAGGGGGTTCCTTATCTTGTAGATGATGCAGCTTATCAACGATGGAATGAGAACGGAAAACATAAATTCGCTTTCTACACTCCACAAACAGACAACCAAAATATGTCTCCAGAGAGACTTTTAACTCTAATGAAAACAGAAATGAGTAAGCTTGTGAATGCTTCCGTTTCTTATGGAGTCGATGCACAAAATATAGCAAGAATACCTGGTTTATCACACGAAGAAATCAATGAAGGCGATACAATCCGAATTATAGATGAAGGGTTTACACCTAAGTTATATATTGAAGCGCGAGCTATTGCTGGTGATGAATCTTTTAAAGATCCTACACAAGATAACTATGTATTTGGTGATTATCGTGAAATCGTGGATCAAAATGATGAGTTGCGAAGGTTGTATCAAAAGATACTAAGTTCATTGTATGACAAGGTTCCGCAAGAGTTGTTTGACCAATTAAATAATAAAGTAAAGGAACAAAACAAAGACATCATTGATGTTAAAGATAAAGCTGATCAGGCACAAAAAGAAAGTCAAACAGCAAAAGATTTGGCAGAAACAACACAGAAATATATGGAGCAAAACATGGTTGATATTATCGAACAACCAACGGCTCCTACTGAGAATTTACGTGATGGAAAAACTTTGTGGATAGATAGTTCTGATCCTGAAAATAAGGTGCAGAAACTTTGGAAAGGTGGTCAATGGCAAAGGGTTACTCCAGATACAGGACCATTAAAGCAAAGTATTAAAGAGGTTAAGGAAGATATTGAAACAGCTAAATCAGAATTGAATCAAAAGGTTCAAAGTGTGGAAGGTAAAGCGCAAGAAATAGCTGGACAAATAGTGGATGTTCAAAAGCAAGTTAATGGAAAAGTGGATCAAACATGGATTAATACACAGTTAAAAGATAAAGCTGATAAATCTGGAGTGTTTACAAAAGAGGAAATTAACAATGGATTTATTGGTAAACAAATCTATGAAACTGATAAGAATGGTAACGTTAAAAAGTTCCAAGATATTAACACATCTATGAGTCAAACAAATGAGGCTCTTAAACAAAAAGCAGAGAAATCTGAGCTAACGAAAACGAATGAAGGCTTGTCACAGTTGGAGCAGAAAACAAACGAGATTAAGACAACAGCTGAGGGGACGAAACAGACTCTTACAGAACTTAAAACGCAAGTAGATAATACAAAACTAGATGGACGAAATTCGCTTAAAAACTCTAATTTTTCTAGTTATATTGTTAATGATTCTATAAGTTGGGACAAATCGTTAAATGGTAATCTTCAGGCATCTGGTTGGGGAAGTGGGTATAACGGTGGTGTAGCAGATCCAACAAAAGGTTATCATGCCCATCTAGATATAACTACTTTCGGTTATCCAGTTGTAGCGTTTATTAATAAAAACAGTATTATCGGTCAAAAAAATAGGTGGCTGGGTATCGCTGAAGATGTGGTTGCAGAATTTGCGAGAAATAATGTCGCAGGTAAAGAAATTACTATTAGTATGGATATTTGGTCAGATACAAAAGGTTTCCGTATAAACGGTGGGTTACATCATTTCATTGAAGGTAACACAGCACAAAGCTTTCACAGTGGTCAGTATGTGTTTAACGTAAGTGAAGTTAATAGATGGGAACGCTATACGTTTACCATGAAACTTCATGAAAAATTTGACGTTACTAAAGCTGTTAGATTGTATATATATGGTGGCGAAGGTATTGAAGGTACAGCGTATGTAAAAAACGTAAAACTTGAATTATCTAACGTTGCTACAGCATGGACTCCAGCGCCAGAAGATCAAGTAACAACAACTGATTTTACTAAAAAGACGGTAGAAATTGAGACTACTATTAAGGGTATTAACACTTCTGTTAGCAATATTCAAAATGAACAAGGGAAACTCACTGAACGTGTAACGAAATCAGAGCAAACCGCAGATGGATTTAAAACTTCTATTGAATCGTTAACAAAAAAAGATACTGAAATCAGTAACAAATTAAATACAGTCGAACAAACTGTAGAAGGTACAAAAAAGACGATAACTGATATACAATCCGATACAAGCGGACTAAAGAAAACGACAACCGAAATTAAAGAGCAAGCTGGGAAGACTAGCGAAAAATTAGAGAGTGTTGAGAAAAAGTTTGATGATATGAAGTTTAGCGGACGTAACCTTCTGTTAAATACAGGAGGCACACTTAAATCTGACACTGGAACGAACATTTCAAATACTGATTCAAAATCTTTTAAATTTGCTCCTGATACTTTCGAAATGATTAGAGGTCAAGAAGTTGCTCTTTCTATTACGGCTAGAACACAAGCTTTTTCGAAGGGAACACCTAGCCCTTGGATTGGTATGGAATTATCAGTGACATATGAAGATAATGAGCAAGTTTGGCTACCTATTCGTATAGAAGACAAAGTTGCTACCTCTCAAGGTTGGGTTCGTTATACTGCTGTTGTTACAATAAAAAATAAAGCAATTAAAACTGGTTATCTAAATAGTTTAATTCGAAATGTAAAAGGTATGGTTGAACTTAAAGAATGGCAAATTGAAATTGGAAATAAAGCAACTGAATATAGACCAGCGGCAGAAGATCAAGTAACAACCGATGAATTTACCAAGAAAACAACCGAAATTGAAAAAAGTGTGGATGGTGTAAAAACTACTGTATCAACTGTTCAAAAAGATCAAGGTACAATGCAAACTACCTTGAATCAAGTGAAACAAACAACGGATTCTAATGCACAAACCATTACAACTCTATCGCAAACACAGGGCAAACAAGGAGAAATTATTCAACAAAACACGAGTGATATCACACAGTTGAATAATCAGATTAAATCTAAAGTTTCTGAGACTCAAATGCAAGAGTATGTGGGTGGATTAGGAAGTACTAACTTACTATTTAATGCTGCATTTGAAGACCGAGTAATAAACGCTACTACAGGAGCTGTAACGAGTAGAAAACCGAGTATTTCTAAATGGAGTGTCGGTCCAAACGGCAGTAACTTTACAGCTGTACCAGAAACAGCGAGAAACCATGACGGTATGAATTCCGTTAAATTAGAATCGTCCGGGCAGACAGTAGACAGAAATGCAGCGTTCTATCAATCATTACCTGTATCTCCTAACTCCGGTGATTATGTGTTATCTGCATGGTTTTACACAGATGCAGTTGCTACCATAGATAATACAGCATTTGTAATGATTGAATTTTACAATGGTTCTACTTGGGTTACGAATAAAGTTGTACAACTTGTACCGTTACTGACTAATGGATCATGGAAACTTGTTAGTGTAACTATGCCGGTTCCTGCATCAGGTGTTACTACGATACGTTTCGTAGTGGTTATTAGAAAAAACGGTAGACTTTGGGTATCGCAACCACAACTACAACAAGGATCTGCTCGCTCTACATTCATGGAGAATCCAAAAGATTACGCCAACTATGACCAGCTTGTAGGTGAGATTGGCAAGAAAGTGGCCACTTCTGATTTCAACTCTAAGGTATCCACTATTGAAACAAGCATAAATCAGCAATCTAACCGAATTGACTTAAAGGCAGAAGCTACAAATGTTTACACGAAAACAGAAGCGGACGGTACATTTGGAAGCAAAGCTATTGTAGAATCTCATAGTTCTCAGTTATCTGTAATGAGTAATGAAATTAGCACAAGAATTAAAGCTGGTGAAATAGCTTCCGCAATTAACCAAACAGCTCAAGCTGTATTGATTCAGGCTAGGAAAATTTATCTTGACGGATACATTGAAGCAAAACACTTAAGAGCACAAGAATTAGTAGGAGTTACTATCAAAACAGCACCACAGGGTTCTAATAGTAACCACATCCGCTTAAATGCACAGGATATGACTTTATATGGAAGTGGCGCTAATCGTGCTTATCTTGGGTTTATGGAGACAACAGATGGAAGTATTCAACCTTCACTCGTCCTTGGTTCTGACAATATTAAATACAGGGGTGCAGGAGCTTTCTATATTTATCAAGCGACTCCGCGAATCAATGGATTCGAACAACCTTCTAAAGCTTGGGCTAAATTTGGAATCTCTAAAGGAGAAAACGCTGAAGGGAACAATATATGGTCATCATATATTCAAATGCAAAATGATGGTGGTCATATGGACATATATGCAGATGGGAAGTTACGTTTAAAATCTTTGAATAATATTGAGATAGAATCTGAAGGATGGACATCTGGATCTGGTTCCTTCAGCGTGACCACAACGGAGCCTCATGCTTTTACAAATAACTGGGGACAGTTTACTTTCAAAAGAAAAGGCAGTGACTATAAAATACATTTCTTAAACGGCGCCACCGATCATGATTTAATCATGGGTAATGCAATGATAAGGTCAAGTTTTGTACAAGGTTATAACAATGGCTTGCAGATTAAAGATATGATGGGTCAGGGATGGAAAGATATAGAATTAAGAACGCTATATGCGCAAGAGGATGCGATAGCTACTCAAAATATGTGGGCAAAAGCCTTTAAGACTACATCGGCTAGAAATATGAAAGAAAATATAAAAGATATTCCTTTCTCAGCTCTTGATAAAATCATGAGTTTGGCTATAAAACAATACAACTTTAAAGACGATATGTATGATCTGTATCAAATGCGCGTGAACAAACCAGAGGAACAAACAGAACCATATACAACAAAAGAAATTGAAACCTATTTTGGTATGATTGCAGACGATACGGATGCTATATTTACAGATAAAGAGAAGCGGGCCATTAATTTATATAATACTGTTTCTATTCTTATTGCAGCTTTCCAACAGCAGTATCATCAATTTAACGAAGAGTTAACTACTGTTAAAGGTGAGAATAAACAACTAAAAGAGCAAGTTACAAAACTAACAAACGATGTGTCCACATTAACAGAATTAGTACAAAAATTAATAGACGAGAAACCAGAGCAGCCATAAGCTGGTCTTTTTTTATTATCTAAAAAAGGAGAGGAAAAGATGGATCGTATTGATGTATTATTAAAAACCTTTATTGCCACTTTTGGTGGCTTCTGTGGGTATTTCTTGGGAGGATGGGATGCAACATTGAAAGTTCTAGTAATCATGGCAGCTATCGACTATATCACAGGAGTAGTCGCGGCAGGATACAACGGAGAGCTAAAAAGTAAAGTTGGTTTCAAAGGCATCGCCAAAAAGGTGGTGCTTTTTCTTTTGGTTGGAGTGGCGACCCAGCTAGATGTGGCACTTGGAAGTAATAGTGCTATTCGAGAAGCAACAATTTTCTTCTTCATGGGTAATGAATTACTTTCACTTTTAGAAAATGCTGGTCGAATGGGCATTCTGTTGCCACAAGCTTTAACAAATGCAGTTGAAATTTTGGGTGGAAAACAAAAACAAGAAGAGAAAAAGGGAGATGTTCAATAATGGAAATCAGAAAAAAATTAGTTGACCCAAGTAAATATGGTACAAAGTGTCCGTATACAATGAATCCAGAATTCATTACAGTCCACAATACGTACAACGATGCTATGGCGGAAAACGAAGTAGCTTATATGATTCGTAATGACAACCAAGTTTCGTTTCATATTGCGGTAGATGATAAGGAAGCTGTACAAGGAATTCCATTAGAACGTAATGCTTGGCATTGCGGTGATGGTGGTGGTAACGGAAATCGTAAATCTATTGGAGTTGAAATCTGTTACTCTTTAAGTGGTGGAGATCGATATTATAAAGCAGAAGATAATGCAGCTATCGTTGTAGCTCAACTCATGAAACAGTACAATATTCCAATTAGTAAAGTTCGCACACACCAATCATGGAGTGGAAAGTATTGTCCTCATCGTATGCTAGCGGAAGGACGTTGGAATAGTTTTATTGAAAGAGTCCAAAATGCATATAACGGAAGTAATAATCCAGTAATGCAAAAACCTACTCCACCTTCAACTGATGGTACAAATGTTGCTTATATTAATGGCGATAATGTGAATTTACGAAAAGGACCTGGAACTGGATATGCAGTTATTCGTAAGCTAGGTAAAGGAGAATGCTACCAAGTATGGGGTGAGTCAAATGGGTGGCTAAACTTGGGTGGCGATCAGTGGGTATATAATGATTCATCATATATTCGTTATACAGGAGAAAATGCACCAGCACCTTCTAAACCTTCAATTGATGGCATTGGTGTAGTGACTATTACAGCTAATGTATTACGCGTTCGTACTGGTCCAGGAACTAACTATGGTGTCGTAAAAAATGTGTATCAAAGTGAAAGATATCAGTCTTGGGGATATAGAGACGGTTGGTATAATGTTGGCGGCGACCAATGGGTTTCTGGTGAATATGTGAAGTTTGAAAAATAA